CTGTGTCCGGCTGCTCTGTGTCCGGCTCTGTTTCTTCCTCCGGCTGTTCCGGTTCATCGGCGTTCTCCTGTTCGGATTCGCCTTTCAAATATGCTGCACCCGCCATCGTCAACGGTACGATGCTACCGTTTGCAAGTAGGACATCGCCTCCCTCCGCATCTTCCATGTCGAGTTTACGTCTTGCCTCATTCGGTTTGATAATCATTCCACCGACACCGTTTCTCAAATATTCCATCTGTGTTTTTGAATCGGTTCGGAATAATACTTTTTCGTTGAATTTGTAATAATATCCGTCGTCTGCATCTTCATCCGGCAGCATTTTGAAATTGATTTCCTCCTCGTACTGCTTGATGATGAACAGTTCTGTGTCAACGTAGAACGATAACTGCTGCATTTCGCTGTTACTATATGACGACTTTGAATAGTCGTTGATTTGATTCGGTTTCACTCCGAACGCTCCGGCGATTTGCAGGGCATTATATTTTTTCAGTTCAAAGAACTGCGAATCAGTCAGTTTGATGTCAAGGGGCGTGAGTTTCATTCCTAACGGAACAGGCAGGATTTTTCCTGTGTTCTTTGCTCCGCTGCCGAACTCCTCAAACGACTTGACAAGTGCTGATTTTGCCTTTTCGTTCAATTCTCCGGTATATTCAAGAGTTGCCTTTGCCGTCAGACCGCTCTCGTACAGATTATTCATAAACGCCTGTGATTCGGATGCACCTGCAACCGTGTCTCTTAATATCTGCTGCACTGGTAGTCCTGTGATTCCGTCAAAACTGAAAGATGTCTTGAAATGCATCACCTCGTCTGTACTGAACACATATTGACGACCGGATGTCGGGTCTGTGTAGACGTACCACAAACGCCCCACTCCTGCGAATATCCCTGCATCGTCAACGACTATCTGCACACAATTTGACTGCATGACCCACAAATCAACGGTTTTGATTTCACCGCCGAATTTCTTTCGGTCAAACTTCTTTCTCATGTACACATATGCGTTTCCGTAGTGGTTACGGTTGATTTCAACCGTGTTCCAAAATGTTGTTGGTGTCATGAACGGATTCGGTCTTTTTGAGAGCAGTTTTGATGTATCTGTCGCCTCTGCCTCAATGATTCCCTTGTCCGTTTTCTGATAATATTTGATAGGCATTTTTGCAAGGGTTTCTGACAGCATCTTGAGACATGTGAAATATGTGACCTCTGATGTCGGTTTCCCTTTTCTTTTCAGTCCTATCCGTTCAAGGAATGACGGTGAGTTCAGTGTCACAACGCCTCCGCTGTCCTGTGGTTCACCTCTCCACCAATTTGAAATTTTCACTCCTAATCTCTGAAACGGATTCATTTATTTCTCACCGCCTTTCTTCATGTATTTTTCAAATTGCTCAAGCCATTCATTGACAGTTTCGTTCACATCCGGTCGATACTCCTCTTTCATTGCGTGTTTCCATGCGTCGATGATGGCGTCAATCGGGTCGATTCGTTCTGTCGTGATGTCTTTGTCAATTTTTATTTCACCGTAGTTGTTCGAGATGGTCTTTGCGTTTGCAATCGACCAAACAAGCAGACTGTCAACTGGAACAACTATCTTGTTTCCCTCTTTGCCGACTTCCATTCCCTCGATTTCCACATTGCCCGCAAGAATCTCAAGTCTGAAATCAACTGTCGCATCGTTCAACTCTTTTGCTGTCTGTGTGACAGAGATTGAATCGAATCCCATCGCCTCAAGGTCTGACAGGAATGCTGATGCGTTGTGCGGGTCATAACAAATCAACTGCGGTTTGAGGTTGTATTCCCTCACTAAATCCTCAAGGTATTTGATGATATATTTGTAATCTGTCTTGATTCCTCCCAGTGTTTCCGTTACCGTCACAAGACCCTTTTCAATCCATACGTCATACGGTACTTTGTCGGTCTTGATGTGTTCATCTACCCTTGAGGACGGAATGAACGAATGTGTGTGTACAAAATATTTCTTTACTCCGTCAACCATGAACGGAATCACGATTGCGATTGATGTCAAGTCTCCTCCGGATGACAAGTCAACGCCGACATAACACTTTGAGCCTCTGAAATCACTCAAGGATTTCAGAACGGCACATGCTTTCCATGATGCAATATCCTTGATGTATAGTGAATTTGACCACTGCATCCACATGTTGAGCTGCTTGACAAGGAAGTCTCTCAAGTCCTCCCCGCCCATATCACGGGCAGTGTGTGCAATCGGAATGAGGTTCTCAAGTGCGTCTCGGTCAAATTCAAGAATCGGGTTTGCTTTTATCCAATTCTCCGGCGTGTATCTGTCATCGTGTTCGTCCATCTGTGCGATATATACAAATTGACTGTCGTTCTCGAAAACGCCCTTGAGTAGATTGCAGCAATACTCATATAACTTGTAACACGGCGACTTGAGGTCGAATCCTGCTGTCGTGATGACCGAAATCAACGCCGACTTGAGTTTCTTGATACCGCCCTCAAGCAGCTTGTACATCTGATTTGTTTTGTGTGCATGGTACTCGTCGACGATTCCCAAATATGCACGATGTCCGTCGAGTGACTTTGTATCGCCGGACAATGCTTTGATTTCTGAATGTGTCAACAGACAATCAATCGTGTGGTTGTGGTCGTGAACCTTGAACCACTCTGACAAATCCTCGTCGGAATTGATAAATTTTGCGACCTCGTCAAAAACGATATTCGCCTGGTCTTGCTTTGTCGCCGTACAAAATATTTTTCCGTACTTGTACCCGTCGAAATTGCCGTAATAACACGCCAAAATACCATTGATGAACGATTTTCCGTTCTGTCGTCCTAATTGCACATAAGATGTTCTAAATCGTCTGTATGACTTTTCCTTTGTTCTCCATCCATTGAGTGACCCTAAAATGAAACACTGGAACGGATATGCCGTCACATGCTCATTTTCCTCACCCTCTGCAATGGTCAATTCCTCTGCGAAATTGATGATTTCCTCCGACTTTTCAACGTCGAAATAGTATTTGTATGGTGCTGCTTTCGATTTTTCGATGTCGTCAAGATGTCTCTGACATGCAAGACGGACATATTCTCCGGCTGTTATCTTGCCCGATACAACATCAAGGGCGTATTGTGTGCAGCGGTCTTTTGTTTCTCCTGCTTTTGCCATGCCTTAATTTGCATATTTCGCAAATTTGTTCTCCGGCTTTTGCTGTTGTGGTTTCGGTACGACCAAACGGCAGCGGGAGGAAACTGTCAGTCCGAAATCTGATGCTCCCTGCCTACACTGTTTCATGCAGCGGTCTTGAATAATCATGAGGCGTTCTCTTTCTCCGGAAACGACCTGTCTTGTACCGACCTGCACACGTTCTTTTTCGCCCGTGTCCGGATTTTCCCGCATCTCATAGACTGGAACATCCTCCATCAATGGAGTTGCTCTGATTTGCTCTGTGATTTCGATGTACTGCGTTTGTGCAATGAGTAGTCTCGCCAGTGCATCACAATCAAGGTTTGAAATCAGTTTGATTTCGAGTAATTCTTTCGCAATCTTCCGGAACTGTTTCTTTTGCTCCGGTGTCAAATATGATGGAGGTCTCACTTTGTCGCATGGTGCTGTGACCTCGGCGTTTTTCCGTGCCTCAATTTCTGCTTTTGTGAGGTGTTTTCGCCCGTTCATTACAACCAAATCTGTGGGTTGTCTCTGTCCTGCCATGATGCAACAAACCTCCTTTCCGTCAGCATTTCAGTATTTTGTGTCACATTCTGACACCTCTTTCGGATATACCTTTCTACTGAAATTCCCGTGGGGAGTTTTCTCCAAGGAAAAGAGGGGGTGCGACTAAAAACGAATCGCACAAAACTTTTTTATATCCCCCTGCCTCTCGAAAGTGGTACTCAATCAGTGACCTCAACTGTTTTTGTGTTGCTCTCATACTTGCTTTGCTCTGCTTATATAAAGCAGTGATTGTGTTGTGTGTCTTATGGTTGAGAGGTATGAGGTTGAACGGATTCAAACGCTGTTCCCAGTCGTCCTCAAGTTCAATGATATGGTGAACCGGATTGCATGTGAGCAACTCATGCTCGACATATAATGCGTATATATCTACGTTGTCATAGACCTCAATGATACGCTCTCGCATCGCCCGCCATTCCTTTGATACATAGAACTCTGCTGCTCTCTCGTCTCGCCGTGTGTTGTTATATATCATGTGTCTCGACTGCTGCCGTTGCTCACATTCCTCGCACATCTTCATTGACTGCGGAATCAACTTCCCACACCTGCATGATTTCAATAGCATCTGTGTTCTCCTCTCTTGCTGTGTTCTCCTGCTGTGTTATCCACAAGAGGCGGGCAGTTATGCACATGACTGTGTATATCCCACCCGCATATAACAGGAGGGCAAACAGGCAAGAAAAAAGCGACTGCATATCTGCAATCGCTCGTCTCAACTGTTCACGCTAACATATTATCACGTTTATTTTGTCTTTTGTTCACCCACTTTTTACCCCTGTTTTCACCCTCATTTCACCCTGTTTTCACTCCGTTTTTATCATTTTCAATCGCTTTTGCACCGAATAACTTGATTGACAACCTCTGAATCATCACCCTGCACCACTTTTTCGGTGAGTTGCGTCCGCATCCTGTCTCCCTCACTATATCCTCGTATGACATGCCCTTTATATAGACCGCCTCAAGAGCGTCGTATTTGTACCCCTCACCTGCTGCCTCTGCATCTTCCTTGAGCGATGCAAGAGCCTTTTTCAAGTGTTCAAACAGAATGACCGTCTCTGCACGGCACTCTCTGACCGATTGCAGGAACGCCTTTTCTGCTGATATGTTGTATTTGCCTATATCCGGCACTTGAGAGGTCTCTGATACCGCCTCATTGATATATCGTTCCATTTCACGATAATTCTCAAGATATAGCAAGGTTTTTTCAATGACCGTCTGCTCCTTTTCCTCTTTCATGCTTTTTCCTCGCTTTCTGCTTTCTTCTCATAGGCAGACCGTGCATTTTACGCCAGTTATTCGTGTTTTTGCGATTTTTCGTATCTCTCAAACTGCTCATTTTCAAAATTGCCGTTTTTGCCTGTTGCAAAGTCGTTCCTGTTCGCAAGACTGCCTCAACGAACGCCTCTGCTGTTGTTTCAATCTTAATTTCCGGTTTTTTCGGTTTTTCCGGTTTCGTGACATCCGGATTTGCGGTCGCTTTGTCTGCTGCCGTCTCGATAATGCTCGAAATCTCTTTTTCTGATTTTCCCATCGCCCGAAATCGGTCAATTATGCCTTTTAAGATTCCCATATTATCACAACCCTCCTTTTCGCTTACATAAAAGGCAATTCGCCGTCGACATCGTCCGGAATGTTCATGAATCCGTCTCCTGTGTCTGAATATCCGGCATTTTCTGCCTGTTCTCCTGCTGCTTTCTTACTTTCTGCAAATTCCTGTTCCTCAATCACAACATCCGTCGTATATACCTTTTGCCCGTCTCTGTTGGTATATGAGCCTGTCTGAATCCTGCCAGTAACAACAATTTTTGTTCCCTGTTTCAGATATTTTTCCGCAAACTCGCCGTTTTTCCCAAATGCCACGCATGAGATAAAATCTGCCGACTGTTGCCCGTCTCTTGCACCTCTCCGGTCGACTGCCAGTGTATAACGTGCCACACACATGGATTCCTGTGAACCGTTCTGCTGTGTATATCTTACATTCGGGTCTCTTGTGAGCCTACCCATCAATATGACTTTATTCATTCTCTTTTTTGTCCTTTCTTGAATCAATCTCTCGTATAAACGCAAATCATCCGGCGGGATGTCGAGATTCCAGTCTCTCGCAAATTCTATCCCGCCGATGAACGCCTCTTTTTCTCTATCAGTCATTTTCCCGCTGCATAACATATTCATTTTGCATTTTCTGCAATCTGACAAGTCCTTTTTTGAACTCAAGGTCATCACCATTCATGCACACATCGAATATTTTCTCATAGTCGACAATGTGTGTCTTGATGAACTCTGCCTCTGCTGCTGTCCTGCTCTCATTGATGAACATTCCCTTGACTGCCTCTTTTATCATTTCACAATGGGTCTGTTCCTCCTCTGTCGTTGGAGGTGTGGTTGCAATCATTTTCTCATACGCATTGTCAATCGCTCCTGCAATGAGTTCTTTCCAACCCTTGCCCCGCTCTCCTAATAACTGACATTCAATATCCTCGAAACGGTTTCCTTGCCCTGCTGCCGTAATTCTGATGTCCTTTTTGCCCTTTGCTGCAATCAGAATTAAATCGTCATCGTATGCCTCCATGTAATAGTCAAATTTCGCATCAAAATTCGCATTCGGATTGATGATAATTTCCGGTTGACTGCTGCCCTCTGTCTGAATGCTCACGCCGATGTATTTCGCATCTGTTGCCTTTGCATTGATAAATATTGCTTTTAATTCGCTTTTGTTCATGCTGCTCCTCCATTCACTAATCTGTTGAGTAACTGTTCATACATGGTCTTGTATGTGTCTCTTTCTGTCTGTAATCTGATTGTGTCCTCTGTCTTTTCCGTGTTTGCAATCTTCTTGTTTTCCTCAACATAGACTGCTGCATCCTGTTCAATCTCTGCGATTGCGTCCTCATGCTCCTGCTGCAACATCTCAATTTCTTTCTTGAGACTGTCGATTTCCTCCTGCTGCTCTTTGATTGTCTCATTGTATTTCTTTGAGGTTTTCATGTTGCCGTCAAGCTGCAAGGAAATCATGAGAGCAATGTCGATGTTCTCCATTTCCTTGTCTGTACACTCTCCGATGTATGTTCCTACACGCTCCGTTGATACTGAATAGACCTGCTCACACAATACCGTGCTGATTCTCCCTGTTGACCTCACTGTCACATGTGTCGGGAGGTCTGTTTTCGGTTGTGTCGTCATATATACGATTTCAATAACATTGCTGTTCTCATTGTTCTTGTTGTTGCTCACAACTACCGCCGGACGGTCGGAGTGCTGTTCGCTCCCGTTGTAGGATGCCCCCCCCTCTGCTGATATAGAACATTTCGCCTCTTTTGATGTCATTCATTGATTTTTACCTCCTGCATTCAATATTTTCATTTTCTGAAATCGTTTCATTGTCAACGATATACTTTGCAAGTTTCCTTTCGTCGTTCAAATCATCACGGACATTCCCGTGTGCAATCACCTTTCCCAATTCTCCGAATCCCGCTGCAATATCGCATCGCATCCCGTCCATCTTATTGGATGCCGGAATATATCTAACAACCGTCGATTCTGTTATAACCTGCATGTTATGCATGTTCAAATCTGCAATTACCGGAGTGCAGTCTCTTAATATCATGTAGAGCCGTCCTGCCCTCTCTTGTGCATCTCTTATTGTTCCTGTGCTGACATATATCGTTTTCACTTATTTCCTCCATTTTTCCAAACTGTACTTGATGATACATATAATCTGCATCAAATACGGGTGCTTTTGCTTATAACTCATTATTCCTCGTTTTCTTTCATGAGTTTGGTTGCCATGATGCAATATCCGTCCTCAATTCCTGTGTAGTCCTCAAGGATATATGTCACAAGCACTCTGACCATGCGTCCGGTGTTCTTTCCGTCTGCAAACTCCATCATTTCGAGAATGTCGCCTTTTTTATATCCTCTGTCATTCTTTCGGAGTTCAAATGTCTTGATTCCGTTTGCCACATCATCGAAATAAGACTTTGCAAGGCGTATCTGATGCACTTTCTGTCCGGTCTCCTGTGTGTCTGATGGGAGGTTCTGCATCTTCTCCTCCTGCTCCATCTCACGGAGTTTTTTCTTTGTCTCACGGTCGATTGCATCCTGTTCCTCTGAATATCTCTGCTCGTCGGTCTTGTATGCCTCTGTACGGTTCTTGTACTGGTCGCATGAGGTGCATGTTCCGGTTTTGACGTTGCATGTCTCATATTCGGTGCAGGAATAACAGATTGATGTGATTCCCTCCGGATGCGGTGTCTCATAATCGTCGCCCGCTCTCACTTCCGGCGGGTTCATGCCGATTTCTGTCTCTGTGTCGGATTCTGACACCTGCTGCCCTGCTGCCTTTTCTGCTTTCATGTCTTTCACATCTTTGTGTGTGAGTTCTCCGGTCTCCGTGAATTTCCCCAGTGCCTCCCGCTGCTCGTCTGCTGTCATTCCGCTCAATTCATATGCTGCGGAAAATGTGAGGCGTTCTCCCTTGAGTTCCTCTTTCCATTCCGGAATCAGATTGTTGTTGACTGCCTCAATCTGTGCAATCTTTGTTTTGCTCACATGCAGCATTGAGGAAATCACATCCCTCAATCGTCCGGATTGCAGGTCATATCCCTTGATTTTCTTTCCCGCTGCTTTCATGCGTTCAAGAGATGCCTTGAGGCGTGTTTCCTCCTCAATCATGTCGGAGGTTGTCTTTGTACGGTATGCGTTCGCAATAATGATTTCAACCTGCTCCTCGTCGTTATCCTGTGGCGTTGTCAATTTACTGGTTGCAAGTTCAAATTCTTTATATCCCTTTGATACAAGGTACTTGAGAGCCTCCCATCGTCTTTCACCTGCAACGATTCTATATTCGCCCTTTTCGCACGGTGCATATACAAGTTCAAGGTTCTGTTTCAATCCGTACATGAGGATGTCTCCTGCCAGTTCCTCAATCTGCTCTACACTGTAAAAATTCATATCGTTCCGGTACATCTTGAAAATCGAAATGTCCTTTGTCCGGAATCTCGCTCTCGGAGATTCATCAATCCCCGCTTTGCTGTTCTTGTTGAGTGCGTCTTTCACGCTGAATCCTGCTGCCATCTGTTCAACCTCCTGTTGTTACTCTGTGAGTTTCTGTTTTTTTGTCTCTGTACGTTCGACGTTGATTTCACCCTTTGCATTCTGTGAAATTGATGCTTTGACCCCCCCTCGGAGGTTCAATGTGACTTTCGCAAGTCCTCCGGTGTAAATCTCCTCGACTGCTGCCTTTAAAATGTTCACGATGCCCTCACCGCATCTCTTGTCCGGTGTTGCGTTCTCTCCAAACAAGGCAGACACATTCATCATTGCCTTTTCTTTCCTCTGTTTCTCTTTCTGATACTCGACCGCCTCTGTGCAGTTACATGTCATTGTTGCCTGTTCCTCTGCTTGTGCTGCTGTCAGTTTTTCGTCTGCCTCAATCTGCGTCATCTGACCGCAGAATCTGCATTTTGCTGTTTTCACAATATTTCCCATGTGCTTAATCCTCCGCATTTATTTTCTCTATTCTCAACATGTATGTGAGATATAATTTCCCGTCTCGTCTAACCCCTTTGTACCTGCTGCAATATTCATTCGCATCCATCCTCATTATTGCAATAGGATTGTTTCTTTTTGGGATGTCTACCGTCACAAGTGCCTCTCCCCATCTTTCGGTTTTTATGTTTGTTTTGATGTTGAAATCAGTGCCTCCGACTTTTTTCATGAATTTCTCTGCATCCGCATATAATTTCATCCAATCGTGTTCTTTCATGCCTACCCCTCCATTTCCTTGAGTAACTCATGCACAACGCATCTGTAATCTTGAGACACAATCCCACGCTTTGAAAATTTCGGGAGTGGTATCATTGCCGTTGTAGATTTCTCTGCGATGATAGAACGGCGAATCGGTGTGACAAACATGTCAAATCCGGATTCTGCTTTCAACCACTCCTCAACCTCAAGAGAGGTCTTGTTTTTCTGTCGCATTGTCATGAGTGCTTTGATTCTCAAGTCCGGATTGATGTCTCTCAAGTCCTCAATCTGCTCCTCAAGGTTCTGCAATGCCTCGATTTCATATCCCCCGACCTTTACCGGAGCAATAATGAGTTCTGCTGCAATCAGAATGTTAATGACTACCATGTCAAGCAATCGCCCGCAGTCACAAACACAATAATCATATGCACCGGAGACCTCCTCCAACGCCTCACGCAATCGTGTGACTTGATTGTCCTCTGACTTGAGCAGCAAATTCATGTCCGTTTTCATGAGATAGCCATTCGCCGGAATGATGTCAACGTGTGAATACTCTGTCGGGCGAATCAAGTCGCCTGTTTTATATGTACCTCCGACACACTCATGTTTCTCAAGCAGTTCACTCATGCCGATTCCGTCCGGTTCATATACTCCGAACGTCTTTGATGTATCTCCCTGCGGGTCTCCATCTAACACAAGCACTCTTTTTCCCTGTTCCTCGCCTAACATATAGGCGATTGAATCGGATGTTGTTGTTTTCCCGATTCCTCCTTTTGGTGACATTACTGCAATAATTTTCATGTCTTTTCCTCCTGTTATTGTCCTGTTATAGATAAATTGTGTAATACAGTTTCATTTGCAATTCTTGAAATCTAAAATCCGGCGTTTCGTCCGGTTTTAACGGTGACATGAGATTCAATTCTTTCCATTTGCGATGTGTAATCTCCGGAACTGCTCTGAATCTTATGACCTTGTCATTTTTGTATTGCTCATATAGTTTGCAATTTGTATGACCGACCTCCGGTGCAAATAATGCAAGATACCCGACAAATATTTCCTCGTCGCCTTTGAATATCCGGAGCATGTTTGCACTCTCCAATGTGTCAATCAATTCCTCAAGCGTCATGACCTGCCTCCTTTGACTTTTCCATCCTTGAGGATGCTGTTGTTTGGGATGCTCATTGTCGTTCTTTCCGCATCCTCGAAAAATCCTGTTCTTGTTTCTTTCTCTAGTTTCAGATATTCCTCAAGGACTTTGATTGCCTCCTCTGCTGAATAGCAGGTTGTCACAAAATGCCCGGCTGCTGCCATATCTGCAAGGAACTCTTTTTGCGTGTCCTGCTGCCTGTTGTTGCCGTATTTCATTTCGATAAATAATCCGCAGTAAATCCCTTTTGGATATGGGAGGCACAAATCAGATACACCCGCCTTGACACCCATCTGTTTGAATTTGACTGCCTCCTGTTTGTTTCTGCTGCCTCCGTTCGGTACATGGAACAGCCATCTCAATTCCGGATAGTGGTTCGCATTCCAATTCGCCCACGACACGACATTGATTTGCTCTGTGTCCTCTGAACGCATTGCATATCTCATGTTCATATTCTTTCCTCCTCCGGTATAAAACTTAATATCCAGGCTATGACATCAACCGTCCATCCGTTTCCGATTGCCTTATATCTTTTTTTCGCCCGACAATATACTTGTGTAACCTTGAGGGAGTGTCTGCAATATCTCCCACTCTTCCGCTGTCAAATTTGTATATTCCGTTTCATTGTCATTCAGATAATAATTGCCAGGATGATATTTGCTCGTCGTTAATGTTCCGGATTTTTCGCAATCCAGGCGTTTCATTGCTGCAAGTTTTGTCTTGCCGAACCTCAAGCCGTGAACCCACTCTCCAATCTGTCGCATGTCACTTCGCTCTCTGCTTATTACATCTCTGAAATATATTTCTCTATCTTCCGGCATCCCCACGACCGGAATATTAGTCCAATAACATCTCCGTCTATCTTGTGCAGATACTAGACGGGAATTTATCGTCAAATAGTTCACTCCTAATTCTTCCGATATTTTGTTTTTGATAATTGGTGATATTGATGCGTTGTTTTCGTAAATGAAATATTTTGGTTCGATTTCATCTAACGCCCTCTTGTATTGCTTGAATAATTCCCATCCTGGACCCTCGCACTTTTTCGTCCTCTTTTCTTCCGTGGAAGTACACCTTGCAATCGACCAATATGTGCAAGGGCTTCCACCCATCAACATGTCAAAACCTGCAAATCGTTCAAATTCTCCCTCGAACACATTTCCGTAACGCTCAATTTTTGGATAGTTCTGTTCGCTCACTTTGATTGCATTTTCGTCAATCTCATACGCTGCATATCTCCCGATTTTGATTCCTGCTCTTTCTAAGGCGACCGCTCCGCATGATATTCCATCAAATAAACTAACTATGTTCATTTCTATTCCTCCGTTCTTTCTCTGTATTTCCCTCTGTTTTGCATGTCTCGTAATATTCGCAGAACAGGCAAATGTGACGGCAGTCTTTGACCTTGAACATCCATGCGAGTCGCTCAATGCCTCTTTTGACTTCATATCGCATCATGTACCCGATTTGTGCGATGTACGTATGTTTCTGTCTATATCCCATACCCGACCACCTCCTCAATCTCTTTCATTCTCTGCATGATTGCCGTGTTGTATGAATAGACATACACGCCGTTGTTCCACAAATGTTCCCTTGCACCTCTTTCACCGTAGTTGTACGCTGCAAGTGCATCCTGCACCGTTCCGTATTTCTTGAGGAGATACGAGAGGAAATCAATCCCGACTTTCACATTCTGATATGGGTTCATGAGGTCGGTGCAGTTCAATTTCTGCATCCGGTCGGTGTGCCATTTCTCATATATCTGCATATATCCCTTTGAGTTCCCGTTGTCTCCGGTCTTGTCGAACTCATATCCGGATTCATACTCTATGATTGCCAATACAAGGGCATACGGAACATCGTTTTGCTTGCATAGACATCTTGTGTATATCTGCATTTTCTCCGGAAAATAGCCTTTGTCTGCGTACTTCTCCGGCAGGTCGTAGAACACGAATCCCTCAAGGTCATCACTCCCCCAGTCCTCGGACATGGTATCAAACACCTTGTATTTGTCCTCGATGCTCTCTGCCGTCTGTGTCATTGTCTCCGGATTCTGCATCACTTCCGCTTGCGTCGTCTCCGGTTTTTCCTCCTGTTGCTCCGGTTCTTTGACATTGAGCAATATCACGCAAAATCCTGTCAGTAATACCGCAATCAATGTGATGTGAAACGCATTATACAAACCTGCTCTTTTCAATGCCCGTCTTATCCGTCTTATTCGTCTTTTCACCTGTCGACCTCCTTTTCCGCATTCGTGCATGTATATAAAACATGCAGTTAAAATCGTTGTAGTACACTGCTGCATTTGTGAAATCCATGTCCGGATACCACTTTTTCAATATCTCCGGAATGGAATCTCTGTCCTTGACCATCTTGTCAACGAATGAGCCTATTTTTTTATAACTGCCTCCCGCTGCCGGACGTTTAGAATGAACAACCTTGATTCGTGGGTCTCTCAATCCCTGCGAACTGTTCCATCTCTTTTCCGACGGAACACGGTTCTTTTCCTCGACGATATAATTTGCCATACCGGACAGACCGTTTTCGTCCGTCTGCAATCGGCGAACCTCATTCCTGCTTGACTGTTTCCAACAGGATTCAACCGTCTCCATGTCTAACGCTCCATCCATGACAATGTGATGATGCCATCTGATTTCCGCATCCGGATTGTATGCGGTCACATAGACATATTTCGCATTCGGGAGACCTCTCTTTTTCCTCTGATAGTTGATGCGTCGGATGTACTTTTGCACATTCTTGATTGCTGCATCCACATCCCCGTCCGGCGGGAGATGCTCGTCATCATAGGTCAATGTCATCCAAATATCACGGTCACTGAAATTCTCATTGATTAGCCTCTCAACATATTTCCGTGCATTCTTATCATTCAGATTCTTTTGAGCCTTGTTGTTGTCTTTCTTGATTGTCCTCCCCTCCGGAGGTACTTCATCCATGCTCCGGAACTGCGGATATATCTCAATTTCAAACTGGTCTCCTGCTGTTATCTCTTTCAGTGCATATATAACTTTCTTTCGATGTTGGAACAGCTTCTCAATGAACCACTCATGCATGTCCTCCATCGCTTTGTTATATGCTGCCTCATAATCATACGGGATATATTGCATCCCTCTTTTTCTTGCCATCTGACACAATCCTCCTGTTATGTTTTCGTAGACTTGTTATTATCTATTACAAGGACGATAAAAGTTCCGAAAACCCTTGATTTTATAGACCTTTTCGGTCGCTTTTCAAGTTGCTTTTTTGTGTCAGATTTGCTATAATATTTCTATCAGTTAGCGACTGACACAATCAGTCGATACAAGGACGACCACTGCAATGGTTGTCCTTTTTCTTTGCTCTCATGCTCCTGCTATGTACTGCCCCGCCGTTATGACGGGGCGTTTTCATTAAACGGCTGCAACCGCCTCTTTCTGTTCCCATCTGCGACGCTCCTCTGCTTTTCCTGCTGCCTTACCCTCGGCATACGCAGACATCACCATAATGGTCATTGACTTTCCCTCAAGGTCGTCAATGTTCATGAATTTTTCTGCCATGCTCTCAATCACTGCCTTTTTCTCGTTTCTCGTCATTTTTCAACACCTCCTCGGATTCTCTCAATCTCTTTTTCTATGTTCTTTCCGGAATAATCTGCAAGCAGTTTTTCCGAAATGTGATACGTCCAAATTGAGGACATCTGCACCGCCGTTCCTATCGGGAGTTTTCCCTGCTGCATTGCTACCCTCACGAATTGCGGTGACACATTGAGGATTGCTGCTGCCTCTGTCGGCAATATTCGTCCTATATCCATCCTGTTTCCTCCTGTCGGTGGTTCTCTCGGTCTTTTCATCCCGTCCACCTCTTTTCCGGCAATGTATACCGTGTTGATGCTTTTCACATTAAAAATCATTGAAAACCTGTTGACCATCCACGCACTTTCTAGCAGGTGCGACCGCTGCCATGTTTCCCACGGTATCGCTGAACGATGTCTTTCGGCTTGCCATCGTCAGAGTGTCGGTTGCCATCCGGACACTGACGGGGCGACTGCTGCCCCGTTTCGGCTTTAATAATTCAGTTCAATCGGCTTTTTCTTTTCGTCGATGCAATCCTCATAATCGAAATCAAACCATGTGTCTAAATTCAAATCGTGTCCGTCTTTTGCCAGTCTCTCAAAATCTTTTTCCTCAAGTGGCTTGATGATGTATTTCCCTGTTTTGATGTCAATGTCTATCAATTCAACATATTTGATGTGGTAATAGCATCCGTTCGGTGTCTTTCTGTAACCGCTCTTGTCTCTTACGACCATTCGTTTGATGTCTTTTTTCCTTTCCGGCTGTGGGATGCTCTTGAGCATTGTTCTGATGCTCTTTACAAATTCCGCTTTTTCAAGGTTGCTACTCATGTATAATGTTTCAATCGCTCTGTACTGTTCGTTTGTTACTGCTCTACCTGCAAGGTTTTCAAATTCAGATTTCATCATTGTTTTGTACCTCCTGTTTGTTTCGTTTGAATACATTGTAATTCCGTTTGAATACTTTGTCAACTCTTTTTTGTTGCGTTTGAAAACTTTTTTATTGATTTTTGTCTTTTTCGGTGGTATGCTTTAGAAAACAGAGGAGGTGATTCCAAATGACGCAAGGTGAACGAATCAGAGAATTGCGAAAAACTTTGAAAATGACGATGGAGCAATTCGGTGAGAAAATAGGTGTTACAAAATCCACTATTTCTAATATTGAGAATGGAAACCGGAACGCCACCGAACACATGGTCAAATCAATCTGCCGTGAATTTAATGTTGATTATATATGGTTGACTACTGGTGACGGTGAGATGTTCGTTGATACCGACGACGATTTCATCGAAAGAATTGACCGCATCATGGTAGGTGAGGACGATGCCCGCAAGAATCTTTTCAAGGCACTACTTGAGGCAAGCGACGAGGACATCGCAGCATTTCAAAGAATCATAGATTTATTTGCATCAAAAAAAGACTGACAGTCTTTCAACTGCCAGTCTCATGGGTGTAGAGATACAACACGAATTTGTATATCCTCTTGAGGATGCGTTCGCTGTGTATCTTTCCGACTATTTCGACAATAGCCTCTTTGTAATTCAAGGGAGACACCACCCCCTTTCCGAATTGCATTGTATCATATATTTCCATGATTGTGGAAATATCGAGGTTGATTTCCATAATCATGGAAATCGTTCCTCCTGCTGCCGGAATCCCGCTGCATTATGGTACAATTATTTGTATTCGGATTCAAACAGGTCGGTGATGTTCACGCCTAATGCAATCGCTATCATTTCAAGTTGAAACAATGTCGGTGACACCTTACCGTTTTCGATGTTGTTTATCGTAGATTTTCCGATTCCGGATTTCTTCGATAACTCCATCAATGTGAACCCTTTTGAGGCTCTCACTTCCCACACAAGGATTTTCATTCTGCTCACCTCCTCTCTTGAGGAAAGTTTACAGAATGTTGATTTTATAGAAATGGAGGTGTGTTCATGAAATACGGTGTCAGAAAGCCAAACATCAAGAAAAGCATCAAGGCAAGAACAACAGGAAAAGTCAAACGGCAGGTCAAAAAGGCGGTCAATCCCCTTTATGGTAAAAAGGGAATGGGAATCGTCAACGACCCGAAAAAGGCAGCATACAACGCAGTGTATAACAGAACTACCGTCGGCGTGTCCGACATTGCAAAAGGATTGACGGCTGCAAACGGAAATCCTGCTGCATCCAGTTCAACAAATGCACCGCAGAAAAAGGAATACTCTGCAAATACATACAGTGTTTGTGGAATCCTCATGATTGTTCTCGGTGCTGTCCTTGCACTTTTAGGATTGATTCTATTGCTTGCTGTTCCGGTTGCCGGAATAATTGCTGTTGTGGTCGGTGTCGCATGTGTTGTCATCGGTCGCAAGTATAGAAAAGTCGCAAAAGAACGCCGTGCAAATGAATAATGCACAATAAAAAAGACGACCCACACTGCAATGTGAATCGCCTTTGTGAAACCTCCGTCTCATGCTCCTGCAAAAAGCACCGACAGAATGTTCCTGCAAACACCATTCTATCATAAAACCGTGCTTTTTGCATTGGTTTTATTTTTTATACTCTTTTTTAGGATGGTGATTTTATGAAACTACCGAACGGATTCGGAACGGTTTACAAATTATCGGGAAATCGCCGGAATCCTTATGTCGCCAAAAAGACAAAAGGATGGGAAAACGACCCGAAAACAGGTAAATCAAAACAATTATATACGGTCGTCGGATATTACCCGACCCGCAAAGAGGCATTGACCGCACTTGCGGAGTTCAATGCAAATCCTTATGATGTGAATGCTGCAAAGGTTACATTCGAGGATGTATATGAGCGATGGTCTGATGAACATTTTCCGACTGTCAGTGATTCCAACGTCAAAGGCTACCGTGCAGCATGGGCGTTATGTGATAAACTTGCACGGATGCGTTTTGTTGATGTAAAACTCGACCACCTGCAAATGGTCGTTGATGAATCCGGCAAAAATTATCCTACACTCCGGAAATTAAAAATATTATTCGGTCTGATGTACAAATACGCTGTGATTCATGAGATTATTCCAAAAGAACGAAACCTTGTCGAATACCTCGACATTAAAAAGGCGGGCAATCCCAACGCATACAACCGTGAACCGTTCTCAAAAACAGAGGTTGCGAAATTATGGGATGTCAAGGATTCAAATATATATTATACTGTCATCCTCATGTTGATATATACCGGATGCAGAATCGGCGAACTCCTCGACCTCAAGAAAGAAAATGTGAACCTTGAGGAAAGATATTTCAAGATTGTCGCCTCGAAAACTGCTGCCGGAATCCGTACTGCTCCAATCTCCGAAAAGGTTTATCCGTTCTTTGAATACTGGTACAACCTCAATGATTGCGAATATCTCCTCTCTACTCCGGAGGGCGAACATTTCAAATACCGGAATTATTATGATTCGTACTGGTCGCCACTTATTGAGACCCTCGGAATGAAACACCGCCCTCACGATACCCGTCACACATGCATTTCCATGTTGACGGTTGCCGGAGTGTCAGACAAGGTCATCAAGAAAATTGTCGGTCATAAAGGGCAGGGTGTGACAGAGGTCGTATATACACATTTTGAAATCGAGGAACTGATTGACGCTATCAACAAAATATAGAGGTGTGCCATGAATAGAACTGAATACAAAAACAATTTCGGGCGTGAGCATTACGAACGAATCAATCTCGTTGTACCTAAAGGCATGAAAGACATCATCAAGGCTCTTGCATCCAGTAAAGGGATGTCGGTCAATGCGTACATGCAAGACCTTGTCAGAAAAGACCAATGCGGTTTATTTGATACAATGCAGATTGCAGAAAAGAACAGAGAAATGATTTCCGGAATCACCGGAAACATGCACGACGGATATGACATCATTTTCAAGGACGGTCATTCCTGCCATTGCCGGACGAAAAAGGATGTCCGGTCATGTATCATTGAATACTGCAACGAAAAGGGCGATTGATTCGTCCTTTTTTTATTGCAAAATGTGTCTTACATAAGACTTTCAATGTCTTACACAAGACAAGGTTTCCCGTGTTAGTTACCTGTTAGTTATTTGTTAGTTACCGTTGAAATTTCGTGTGTTTTTGTGGTGTCTGATAGATTTATCGGAATATAAAGAAATCCCCGAAAACTCGATGTTTTCGGGGAAATTTGCTCTTTTGTGATATTCGATTGAATTATC